GCGAGGCGCCGACGCCATTGCGGCACCAGGGCCGAGGCCATGATGCAGTGGCGTTCATAGGCGTGAATGAACCGACCATCCTCCGCCATGATGCCGAGATGCTTGGCCGTCAGGCCGGGCCGCCAGCGGAACACGAGGAGGTCGCCGGGCGCGGCATCCGCCACGCTCTTCTCGCGCATGTGCCGCCGAGCCGCCTCGATCAGCGGCTCGCCACCGCCCGTCTCGGCCCAATCCGCCGCATAGGGCGGCAGCGCCTCCGGCTCTTCACGATAGAGGCTTCGCCAGATGCCGCGAACCAGCCCGAGGCAGTCGCAGCCGACCCCCTTGCGCGAGCCGCCGTGGCGATAGGGCGTACCTATCCATGAGGCCGCCTCGGCGAGAACGAGGCGCACCGTTGGTGATACTTCGACGTGGTCAATCATGGCACCAGCGGTCCGCCGTCGAAGGTCTTGTCGCCATTGGCGTAGACATAGGCCGCATCGTTTCCGGGCAGATGCGGAAAGCCGCGGAAGTTCAACGAATTGCCGAAACGGGACCGGCACGTGGCGAAGGTCTTGTCGCAGCCCGCGACGATATCGAACGCGTCGCCCACCTCGACCGGCATCGGCGGTTCGTCGCGCAGCGTCAGCCGCGCGACGCCTGCCACGAGCACATGCCTGAGCACCACCATCCTCGTCCCCTCGTTTGCGCCGGAGGTGAAAGTCAGGAGGCCACGCGTGAACCAGCCCGCCGCATAGGCTTCGAGGCCGGACGCGTCGAATTCGGCCGGCGACCGTGCAGCCGATACTGTACCTGCGCCGGTGTAGAGCGAAGCCGTCGCATCGACGCCGCAGCGCGCATCGCCGAACTGCGCATCGCAAGCGCGGCTGATCCTGCGGCCCTTGACCTTGTCCAGATCGGCGGCGGCGCTGCGCAGCGTCGCCCTATAGCCATTGCCGAGCCGAGTGATCGCGCCGATCGTCGCGCGCCGCAGCCGAACATACTGCGTCGGTTCCTGCCAGTTGACGAGAAAGGTTTCGACCAGGGCACCATCATAGCGTCCGGCGGCGATATCGGCCTCGGAAATCGCTTCAGAGGACAGGGCGCCTTCGACATCGACCGTATCCGTGCCGAGGCCGAGGCTGCCGGTCGCCTCGCTCGCGGTAAGACCCGTCTGCGGCTCAATCACCGTTCCATCGAATTCGAGCCTGCCGTCATGATCGGTGAAGCCTAGGACCTCGCCGTCCGTTCGCGTCACGCGCCAGCAGAAGCAGTGGGTGGTGACGCTGCCCTGCAGATGGGATTGGAGCGCGTCAGGGATCGGGATCACAGCTTCACCTCCACGATGGGGATCGAAGGGATCTCGCCGGCCCTGAAGGAGGAGATTGACGCCGTCAGGCGGTCCGCAACGAAACGGGCGGCAAGGTCGAACTCGAAGCCCGCCGTCACTGCCGCGCCTGCCGCCGGGATCGCGCCGGGTTGGAACGTCACAATGCCGCTCATCTGATCGACGATGAAATCCGAATCCGCCGCCTTCTCCACGCCTGCCACCGCGACGCGGATGCTTCCCGCGACCGGGAGATTGATCGTGCGGCGATAGGCGAGTTCTCCGCTGCCATAGGCCTTCACCAATTGAAATGCGGCGGTCGCGCCATCGCCGGTCCCTATCGCCTGATCGGCGGGCGTGGGCGATCCGCCATAGGCGCAGGAGACATGGTCGAACGGGTCGCAGAAGCGGAAGGCATAGAGCGAGCCGCGCCTGGCTTCGAAGAAGGCCAACACCTCGGCGAGATCGGCGAGAGAGCGCACGCCGCTGCCGGCATCGAAGTGCCGGCGCGAGCGTGTCCAGCGCGCATTGCGCTGTTCCATGCCGGAGGTCAGCGAAACGATTTCGTTGCGCCATTCCGGCCCACCCGTCGCGCCGAAGGCGACGGCAAGCGGAAAACGCACGTCGTGGAAGGAGCGAATCTCGGTCATGAGCGGCTTTCAGTACGATCTCGCGCCGCGCTGGACGGCGCGGGCGAGCATGGCGGTGACCTGTGCCTCGGACTTCCTGAAGGAGGAGGCGTCGGGGGTGTTGACGTTGACGACCACCTGGACGGAGCGCCCGCCGCCGGCGGTGGCAACGCCGAGGCGGCCGTCGCTGCCTCTCTGCAAGGGGAGGATCGCTTCCACGCCCGCCTCGCCCATGACGCCGAGCGTGCCGCCCGTGGCGAAATAGGTGGGACTTCGCACGACGCCGCCATCGGCGAAGGGCATGACTCCGCCGATGCCGCCGAGAAGGCCGGAGAAGAGCGAGGAAGCGAGCCCCTGAAGCGGCGACAGCGCCTGGCTCAGCGCCATCGAGGCGAGGTTCGTGCCGATCTGGCGCAGCATGTCGTCGAGGCTCTTGCCGCTGGAGACGGCACTCCTGAGGGCTCCGGTCAGCACACGGCCGAACTGATCCGACTTCGTCTGCAGATCGCTCAAGGCACGGTCGAAGCCGCTGGTATCCGCCTCGACCGCCACGGTGACGGTATCGACCATCGTTCCTCCTTATGGGTCGGGATAAAGGCTCATCAAAGCCGCAAGGTCGGTCCGACTCGGCGCCGGGCCGACAAACGCCGACGGGTCGAGCGCGGCGGCGAACTCGCGGGGGCTCATCGCCCAGAAATCCCTGGGTGAAATCCGCAATCGGCCGAGCCCCGCGCTCATCACGGCCTTCCAGGGGAAAGGCCGGCGAGGCTCGGCCGCTTCTATCGAGGGTCGGGGGAGGCGCCCTCCCCGCCGAAGGTCGCCGTCAGGAGTTCACTCACGATCCGCGCGAAGCCCGCCGCGCCGCCATCTGCCTGCATCTGGGCGACGTCCTCCTCGGTGACGGAATGACCGCCGCCGTGCAATCCGGCGGTGACGATCCGCAGCATGTCGCGCGCGGAAAGCCTGCCACCTGAGAACCGCTCCGCCAGCGCACCCAGATCATCGACGGCAAAGGCCGATTCGAGCTCGGCCAGCGCACCGAGCGTCAGGCAGAGCACCCATTCGCGCCCGTCGAGCATTGCGCCGACCTCGCCCCTGTGCCGGTTCACCATCATGGCGCGGCCGCAAAGGTGATCGCGCCGGCGGATTCGATGGCCGCGTCGAAGGTCATCTCGCCGTCGTGATTGCCGCCATACTCCAGCGCGCTGATCTGGAAGGCGCCTTCGAGCGTGCCGAAATCCGGGATGACGATCTGCCATTCGCGGATATCGCCATTGAAGAAGGCTTCGCGTATGACAGCGTCGGACGCCGCGTCCTTGAAGATGCCGGAGCCGCTGACGGATGCCCGCTGGACGCCGCTTCCCGCCAGCAGCTGACGCCAGCGGCCGGCCGCGTCCGCGTCGGTTACGTCGACTGTTGCCGCGTTGAAGGCTATCCGCTTGGTGCGCAGCCCCGCGCAGGTCTGGAAGCTGCCGGTTCCATCGTCGATCTTGAGCAATATGTCCTTGCCGCGCTGGGCGCTCATGGGAGGCTCCTTTGGGTGTTTGGTTCCACTTTTGCTGGATTTGGCACCCTGACCGGTTCTTGCGTGGGGACCCCCACCCCTGCCCCTCCCCACAAGGGGGAGGGGTATCCCGGTTCTTCCCCTCCCCCTTGTGGGGAGGGGCAGGGGTGGGGGTGAGAGGACGGGTGGGTAAGAAACCGATTAGGTGACGAATGCAGTATCAGCCGAGCGGCTCGGTCACGGCACGGTAGCGCAGGATACCGTGATAGCCGTCATTCTGTTCCTCGTAGCGCGCCTCCTCGTATTGGAGGGCGAAATTGACGAGCCGGTTGCCCGGCATGGCAAGGTTCGCCGTCGAGAGAACCCTCTCGACCGCCTCCATGATGGCGAGCGTTTCCTTCTTCCCGCCGATGCGCGACCAGATATGAACCGTCACCAGATGCTCGCGCCCGCTATCGGTATCGGTGCTCCAGTCGTAAGCGGTCGAGCGGCCGAAGGTGACGTAGGGAAACGGGATGCCCGGCGGCACATCATCGAAGATGCTCGCCGCTCCGAGGAGCGACAGGAGACCTGGATCCGCCTTCAACGCGTCGCGGATTGCCTTTTGGAGTTCGAGAGTGGCCATGCTCACGTTTGTGGCTCCTGGCCGGAGACGCGCGGGGCCGATCGGAAGCCTTCGACAACACCCGTCGCACGCGTCACAGAATGCGCCGGAGCGCTACGGAACGCCACGGAATTCGCCGCCGGGCCGCGAGAGGATTTGCGCCCGGGCGAGACCGTGAGATCGTCTATCAAGGCATGGGCCTCGCCGCGCAGCGCCCGCACGAGGCCGTCGACGGTCATGCGCATGGAGAGGTTCATCATTTCTCCTCCTGCGTGATGCAAATGAGATATCGGCCCGTCTCATCGGGATCGGTGACGGAGCGGATGAGGAATGTTCGGGTTCCCTTGCGCAGGCGCGTGCCGGCCTTCACGCCGTCGCGATAGCGCATCGTGATGCGATGGGTCGCATCGTCCAGCGACTGCCCCGCCCAAAGAATCGAGGTCGAGGAAAGCGGCTCAAGCCTTGCCCAGACCATCGCCACCTCGCTCCATGCGCCGGAGAAGCCGCCATAGTCATCCGGCTCGCCGGAGCGGGCTTCCAGGACTAGCTCGGTCGAGAGCTTCCCCGCGTCGATGAATTCGATCGGCATCAGATCGCCATCCTTCGCCATGCCGCGATGAGCCGGTCGAAACCCGGGGGGTAGGATAGCGGCTGGTCCTGCGCCGAGGCCGCTCCCCGGAACTCGTAGCAATGCGCAACGAGGACCTTGATCGCGCGGCGCAGCCCGTCCGGAACGTCGGTTCCCGCCTCGCCGAATCCTGCGACGAAGTCGATCTCCATGCCATTGAGCGGGCGCAGCGCCATCGCTGGACTGGCCAGGTACAGTCGCGCCGGTCGCGATGAGGCGTCTAGGAAAATATCGCCCGCGTCGATGACGCTGGGATCACCTTCCGGCCCATAGGCGGTCACCGCCGTGATCGAGGCCGCCGGATAGCACGGGATGCGGACGATCCCCTGCCGCGGCCAATCGTCGAGATAAAGCCGCCAGGACTGCGTGATCAGCGCGGTGCCGGTCAGCTTCTCCACCGCCTCTCGCGCCGTTGCGATCAGCCCGGTCAGGAGATCGTCCTCGCTCGCCGAGGATATCCGCAGATAGTCCTTTATTTCGGCAAGCGTCATTGGTTCGACGCCCGGCGGCGTCACAAGGAGCATCGTCATGGGCGAAGATTCCATTGGGACTGAGAGAGGGTGCGGCCCCGGCGGGGGAAACCGGGGCCGCTTGCGGCGCGACAGGAGACGAACCGCGCCGCGTTCGCTAGGGCGTTTCCGCTTTTCCCTGGATTGCGGAGACGCTCTATCCTATTGTTCTTTCATGCAATTCCGGACGGAAAACCGGTTCCCACTTTTCCTGGAATTGCTCTA